TCAATAAGATTTCAGAGTCTGATCTAAGAGATAAGATCGCCTACTACAGAAAGGAAGTAAAGCGATTAGAGAAAGAAAAATCAATAAAATAACAACTATGGACTTATTCGGGAATGAAGATCGACAGGCACGCAACTATAGGCGTGATAGCTACGGAAGATTTGCATCCGAGAAAGATGCGAAGTACGAAAAGGCACTCCGGGAGGCTGCGAAATATAAGCAGATGTATAGCGAGATGGCATCCCGTGTAAGGGGAATGGTTGATATTTTAAGAATGAAAGATGAATTAATACTAAAACTAAGATCAAAATGAAAACAAGAAAAAATGAAACCAGGTACGCTACGTTAGACCCTAAAAAGCTGCTTGGAAAATACATGGTTAACAGGGTACTGAAAAAATACACCGAAGATTTTATAGATTCGGATACAGGGAAAAAAGAATCAATAGAGAGAAGCGAAATTCTATTTGATCGGGGAACATTCATAGACAAGGATGTTCTTTCCAAGATTCAATTCTACATAAGTGCAGAAGAAATAACCGAAGAAATAGAAGTAAGTAACCAAAAGAGAATCGGCTATTACATAGCCTCTGAAATGGTTTACCCTCATATTTCCATTGTGGACATAGGAGGGAAGAAGTGTAAATTCCTGTTCTACGCAAAAAGCATAGAACAATCGATAGAGATGCTTAAGGATTACATAGAATTGAACTATGAAAAAGGCTTTTCTATCAAGTCGGTAAAAGAGTTTACGGAATGCGTAATTTTAATTGATAAGCTCAAAGAAATCAAATTAGGCCTAGACGCAGAATATCTGCAGAGCCATATAGAGTTTGAGGAATATGTCGAACGAAAGATAGAAGAAGCGGACGAAGAGCCAAAGCCGGACGAACGCAAATTCTATCAGATAGAAGCTAAAATACATGCCGATGGCATGGATACAACTTGGCCTTTCGTGATTAGGGCGGTGAATGTAGATCGCGCAATGATGCTAATCAACTTCTACTTAAATCAGAGAGAAAAAGAACATGCGGAAAAATGCAAGTCAGAGGGAAAGGAATACGCAGTCAGAGAATTTATAACGATGGTGGAGGAAGCCAAGCCCATCTCAATAGGTTGCTTCATTCCCCGCGAATTTTCAAAAGCTTATGAAGACTGATTCTGTTAAGTGTATTAATTGTCGATGCGCCGGGGAACCGAAAGGGAAACCGGAAGTGATACGATGTAATGTGCTGGGAAGAATGTTTGTCGCTAATGCTATAAGACGGTGTCATTATTACGAAAAAAAACATGTTCGATAAGATGGTATTCTCTGCGAACATTCCAGATACAGACATCCGTCGAATTGCAGAAAGTAATCACCTGCAACGATGCACGGAAGGAATAGAGGAATATTGGCAGAGCACTCAATATGGAAACTTCGAAGGTATATACATAAGAATTAAGCGAGGAAAGCTAACGATCAAATGTAGCCTTCATAAAATCTTCTATAAGGCCGAATATGGAAAGCTGGATAATTCGAGACTGTTTACGCTTAACGATGCTTTAAGTATGATAATTACTCTTTTTGAAATGCTTAAAGTAGATAGGAAGATAGTTAAGGTAACGTACTATGAAATAGGCCTCAACTTACCAGTTGAGGATGATCCTCTTTCCTATATAGAGATGATGGGATATATAGGAAGAGATAAAGAAAGGAAGATGTTTAATGATCCCAACTATGATGAAGATCGGCAGCATATAACAGAGAAGAAAAAGAACATAAAGAAAATCTTAAAAGCCTATGATAAAGGGCACGAGATGCGAACAAAGGGGAAGGAAGTAGAACAGAACATATTGAGGATAGAAACAATCTATAGAAGACAATCTATTCCGCTTCTTAGTCTGACATCGCATGATTACTTAGTTAAGGTAACGAATCGCTTTTATAGAGATTGGATAACCGTAGATTTCCCAAAGAGGATAATACCGGATAAGGGAATGAAATCAAGTCAGATAACAATGGCTGTCAACCTTATGAATATAGGAAGGGAGGGATACTATAAGGCTAACAAACTAGCCTATAAGAACAGAGAGATAACAAAAAAGCAATGGGAGACCATTAGAGTATTCATTCATTCATGGGACACAATCAAGGAGAGATTCCGATTTGTCCCCGGAGAGAAGGAAACGGATTACAGGAAATCACTAAGCGAGATATACCAATTAGCAACATTCTAAAAAGAGCACCATATGGTGCCAAATGTAAATGCGTAAAATTCAATAACTTATGTATAAAAACAGTTCAATTTTAAGCGATAACGGGCGTTTTGGGCGCTTTATATATAGCCTTAAAGAACAGGGTAACTTGTCCTATACAGCCCGGAGGGCTGCTGGTGCAACCAGCATAAGGGGCTGTTTTAATTATAACTAAAAATTATATGGGAGAAGTAGAAGGAAAAATAATAGCAGAACTGCCAGCTAAGAGGGGGACTCTTAAAAATGGTAAGGATTGGGAGAAAAGAGAATATCTCCTGGAAACATCAAGTATGCTACATACAAGGATGAAATTCTCAATGTTTAGCTTCGATGGAGCAATAGAAGACACTCCAGAGATAGGGGAAAGGCTAAGGGTTAAATTTGAAGTAGAAGCCAGACAATACAAAGAGAACTGGTATAATGAAGTAAAGGCTGTGCAGATAGAAAGGTTATGAATCCTATAAGTGAGACACATAATTGCGATTGTATGGAATATATGAGAACTATTCCATCTAAGTTCTTTGATTTAGCTGTAGTAGACCCTCCTTCTGGCATCAATGCTCCAAATATGAAAATGGGGGAACATGGAAAGTATGAGAGCACAGCTACAAAATTGAAAAAAGGAAGGCTAAATCAAGGTGCTGGAAAGCTCAAAGACCGGGCTATACAAATGCTTCCGGTTGAATGGGACTATGCTCCACCGGCCAAAGAGTATTTTGATGAATTATTTAGAGTAAGCAAGAATCAAATAATTTGGGGAGGTAATTACTTCAATCTTCCACCTACTCGTGGTATTATTTGCTGGGATAAAATGCAACCTTGGGAAAACTTCTCTCAAATAGAACTTGCATGGACATCTTTTGATTGTCCGGCTAAGATGGTGAGAATATCCACAACCGGCGGTGCGAACAAAGAGAAGAAGATTCATCCAACACAGAAACCTACTCGCCTTTTAGAGCGATTACTTGCTCTTGTAACCAAAGAAGGAACTACGATTTTAGACCCCTTTAGCGGTAGTGCATCCACTGCAATTGCATGCCTTAATACTAATCGAAACTATATAGGATTTGAAATAGATAAAGAGTATTATGATAAAAGTATAGAAAGGATAAAAAAGCAAGAGCCTAGATTATTTTAAGTCAAGTTCAAAAACAATTATTTACCACATAAATAAAGAGTTATGAAAACACTATTAATCGCATTACTAGCAATGATTGTATGCTCATGTTCTAATTTGCATGAGCCGGAAATAACAACTAAGGAGGTAAAGCCCTATGAGCACGATAAGGATTTAATGGACTCGATAAACAATAGACACTTAACATTTAGGGATTATGGAAAAGAATGAAGATTACCTAAGAGAAGAGAAGGCCGATACAAGGGTAAATCACCCGAAGGTAGAGCAACTAATGAGGGCACAGAGGGAGAAAGAGAAGGGAATGAGAATGCTACGAATTAATCCTACTACAGCGATACTCGTACCGCCTGAAAAGAATAAAGCAGAATATGCAGTGAAGTACAGGGAGCAAATAGAAAGAAGAAATGGAGCCGATTAACTATCTGATTCAGGTGGATAATTTCAATATAAATGAGTTTATATTTTATTGGAATTATTGTAACCAACCAATGTCATTACTGCTAATGAAGCCTAATACTATAGGATTAACAGCTATAAAGGTAACGGTCAGAACGCAGGAAGATGCGGATTTCATAGTAAAAATCAAACAGCGGATCGGCTGTAAAATATACGAGTATGACGAAAACTTACAAATTAAAAAGAATTAAAGATGCTGGGTATAACATAATTCAGAAGGGAAGGTATATCATAGCATCAGGGAAAAGAGGGTCGCTGGTAGGCTCTATTTCATCGGTATATAGAGATATTTTCGGGTATTATTAGCATGAAAGTATATATAAGTCTACCTATTACGGGAATAGATGCGTTAGAAGTCAGGAAAAACACCGATAACGCAAAGAAAAAGCTAAAGGAGATGAGCCACGAGCCTATAAGTCCCTTGATATAACACCAGATCAGGAAATGCCATACGCTTATTACATGGGAGTAGATATAATGGCTCTATTGGAAAGCGATGCAGTAATGTTTCTTCCAGGATGGGAAAAGTCAAAAGGCTGTATGCTGGAATTTCAGGCAGCTATCATTTACGGAAAAGAAATAATGTTTAGCCATGAAGCAAAAAAGAGTAGATACGAGGTTGGATGAATGGACCTATGAGCAAATTGAGAAGATATGTGAACTAACAGGGGCTAACCGCTCGTCGGTTGTAAGAACCATGTGTTTGCAGTTTTTAAATAATAAGTCAACGAAAGTAAATGATATACAAGAATTAGTTAAGAATACTAAAAATAGAAAAGAAATTTTAGTCAGGATACCGGAAGAGCTAAAGAAAAAGATCGACCAGATAGCAGGAGCGAAGGGAACGACGGTATCGAAACTAATTCGTGATATTCTCTACTCAACGATACAGAGCATAGAAGGGGATGAATACTATTACGATAATTCACATAAAAAAAGAGCATCGAATAAAAAGTACAACACGCGAATTATCAAGATGATATCGGATAACTACGATAGAATAAAAAGAGAAATCATTCAGAACTATGTCTATGTAGAAGATGTATTCCAGGACACAGTTCTCTACTTAACATCGGATAAGGATGCAATGCCGGTAAAGACTAAGGGAGAACTAATAAGTCTATTTAAACGGAGATATAACATGTTAATGTATAAATCAAAGCAAGAAAAAAAAGAAAGGAGGGAAATGCCTTATGCCGACTATTTACAAGCCAAAGAAACAACAGAAGAATAGAAGCCTTATCGACGAACAGCGTAAAAAGGTCTATATGTCGGAAAGATGGAGGCGTTTGAGAGCGTATAAATTCTCTTGCAATCCATTATGCGAGATGTGCGAAAAAGAAGGTAAGGTAACCCCAGCAGAGGATATACATCACATAGTGTCATTTATGAGTACGGATGATGTGTACAGGAGAAAAGAGTTAGCTTATGATTTTAATAATCTAATGTCGCTTTGCAAAAAGTGCCACCAAAAAATACACAATAAATTATGAAACCAGAAGAATTAATTAAAAACAATGCCCTAACTGACATATCAGTTAGTAATGGGCAAAAAGTAGTGCCTTTAGAGATTGCATTAACAGCAATCAATATGACCAGAATGGAAACGCCTAAAATGGCTCAAAAAGTTATTGAAGAGCGTAAAAGGCAGATAGAAGTAGAGAAATTCAGCCTTGAAAAAGATGCAGAATACTATAAGAACGGAGAGCTAGCACAGGCAGCTGCGGCTTATGCTGTTCCATTTATGTTGCGTAAGATACTTCTTTTTCATGCCGGGGGTGTATTACAAATGGTTAGTTCGCTTTGGCCATATACTTGGGATTGGAAGATGTGGAAACCGGCTAAAACAAACTCTGTGAAAGAAAGAATAAGAGAGCTTGAAAAAGCTGGAGCCTTGATATTGGCCGAAATGGAGAGATTACAAGGGATGTCTGATAAATACATTGATATAGATAGGGAGAAAAAGAAATGAAAAAATTATCTAAACAAGATCAAGAAATTTTGCGAATTAGTAAAGAATGGAATTATACGCCATTTGAGTGCAAAGAACATGGGTTGTTCGCAACAATAGACGGGAATAATAAATGTCCTTACTGCAAGAAAGAGTGTCCAACTTATAATCAAGAAGATCATGAAAGCAGTAATAACATTAAGTAAGAAGTTCTTTAAGGGACATCCGAAAGAAGGTGAAGAAACGGGCTTTGCGGAAAAAGTATTAAGCGGAAATAAAATACATACATGCCGAGCTAATTATGATTATTGGGCTAAAAAGATAGCAAGGTTAAAACAAACAAACGGTACGCTATGCATTAGACAATGGAGCGGTAAACCATATAGAAGCCCACAGATTACTATTATTGATATTCCGGCATCTCGAATTGAGGTTCAAAAGATGACATTTAAGCCTTTTATTTTCCATCCGGAACTGATAGTGATATATGTTGATGGGAAGGGGCAAATATCGGAAGAAGTGGCTGCAAATGATGGCCTTTCCCTAAAGGATTATCAAGCATGGTTTAAGGGTTATGATTTAAATAAACCTATGGCGGTTATTCAGTTTACTAATTTTAAATATTAATAAGTATGAAAGCATCGGATTTAATAGTAAAAGCAAAATCTATTGAGGAAATAGAAAAGGAAATTAAAGAAGCGAATGAAAACGGAAGCTGTATGATAATGATAAATCCTTTCGTTCGTGTAGAAATGGAAACTATTAATAAGCTTATTCTTAATGGATTTGCAGTTAGGAAGGTAAAGGATATGAATGGGGTGGATATGATTATAATCGAATGGTAGAATTATTTATAAAAACAATAAGGGTATGAATTTATACTTTGTAGACGAATGCAGCTTTGTAGCTGCAAGAAATGAAGAGGAAGCACTTGCCTTATGCGAGCAAGCCTATGGAAAATCACCAGACAAAGAAGGTTATCCTATCGAGCGAATAAAAGCAGATAAAAGACATGGAATAAAGATAGAAGACGAGAGCGGAAAAGATGTTTTATTGGACGATCTATTTGCCAAAGCCGATAAACCATGTATAATAATGGAGATAGAACCATAAATAATTAACTTACTAATGCAGATTATATGGAACTAAATGACATTGTTAGAGTAACTCTTACGGAATATGGAGCAAAGGTGCTTAATAAAAAGAATAAGAAGCTGAATGATGAGTACCCGTACATAGGCTTTAGGAGCAATTACAAGAAAGGAGATGTAAAAAAAGGGCAGCTTTGGAGCGTATTGAATAACTTTAGTTATGACGCGGGCGGAGAAGTTCCGTTCACTAACCTAGAAAAAGAATAAGATATGAGAATAGTATTTAGAGAATTATATAATCTATCTAATGAAGAGATTATAGAGATAGCTAAAGAGAATAGATACGAGAGTGTATCAGAACATTTATTGACAGTAAAGCTATATAGAAAGATATATGGTCATGAGGATAAAGTAATGAATCCGGTAAAACATGGAATTATAATTGAGGACTTGTTTCAGGTATTGGCTATGAGAATGAATGGAGAGATATGCGACAATAGATACGGATTACAATTGGATGTAGATGACGTATATGAATGTATATTATCAATCGCAAAATGGGACGATAATGAGATAAAAGAGAGGGGAAGTGAGCGAAAATCAAGCGAAAAAAGAGCGGTTATTGCATGTATTCTGTCAGATTATAGATTCATTCAGGAGGATATATCGCGAGTAATAAACCGCGATAGGTCATGCGTGGTACATTATAGGAAGAATATAAGGCGATACGTAGAAGACTTTATACAGAGGATAGAAAGGTATCTTCCAACCGCAATAAATGACAGAATGACAGAAAAGCAAACGAAATATGAAGGTCGTTCACCGATGGGATAAAGCAAAGTGTCATAGGGGTATGGGGGTGAAAATGTTTAACAATCGATTTCCCCAACCTCGCCACACCCTTCTTCACACACACGGCACTTTTTGAAAAAAGCCAAAGTGTTGTAATAAGTTAAAACGGGGTTTTTCCGCCATTTTTAGGGTTAATAATAAAGCAAATTCCGGTATGAATCAAACTCTAAAATTTAGATGCCCGAAAACGATTAAGCATAGAGAAGCCCGAAAATTGATTTCAGTTTTTGTCCGGCAGCTTGATGAGGCTGGGGAATTATCAGAAATGGATATTCCCCAGCTTCACCGCATGGTAACGGCTTATGATTGCTACCTTACATGCGTGGATGTAATTCACGAAAAGGGAATGACGGTAAGGAATATAAAGGGCGAAGAAGTAAAACGCCCGGAGGCTAATCTAATTCGGGAAAATTGGAATCAATATCTGGAGATAGCTAAAGAATATGGTTTGACGAAAAGAAGCAAAAGCCTTCTTAAAATATCAAACGTAAATAAGGAGCCGGAAACGCCGGCGGAAAAATTCTTTGAGAAACGTAATAAATGAAATCGTACTATCAATATGCACAAGATGTATTATCAGGAAAACAGGTTGCAGGGGATTATATTAAGTTAGCCTGTGAGCGCTTTCTTAATCTTCTTGATGATGATAGATATGAGTTCAAAGAGGATAAAGTAGACACAGCTATAGAATTTGTTTCTTATCTTAAACACTTTGCCGGAAAACATTCCGGTGAAGATTTTATTTTGGAGCCGTGGCAAGCCTTTATATTCGCCAATGTTTACGGTTTCTTTAATAAAGAAGATGGATCGCGCTTAACGCAAACGGTCTACATTGAAATAGCCCGTAAGAACGGAAAATCAGCATTAGCCGCGGCGATGGGATTAAATGCGCTGGTTAATGATGATGAGGCTGCAGCGGAGGTTTATTTTGCTGCTAATTCTAAAGATCAGGTTAAAATATCGGCTTGGCCGCTATGCTCCAACTTTGCAAAGGGCTTTGATCCGACGGAAAGATATCTAAGTACCTACAGAGATACGATCAAATATGATAAGACGCTATCATTCCTAAAAGTTCTAGCGTCTGATTCAACCAAATTAGACGGCCCAAACGCTTCTACTTTTATTTTGGATGAATATCATGCCGCAAAAAACAATTCTATGAAAGGGGTGCTGGAATCAGGACAGGGGACCAGGGAGAATCCGCTGGCAATAATAATCACCACGGCAGGATTCAACAAATTAGGTCCTTGTTATGAATTGAGGACTACGGCGGTAGAGATACTCAATGAGGTAAAAACAGATAATTCTTTTTTCGCCGCTATCTATTCGTTGGACGAAAAAGACGACTGGAAGGACGAAAAAGTATGGATTAAAAGCAATCCTAATTTAGGAGTAACAGTACGGCCGCAATACCTGAAAAAAGAAATAAAGAAAGCGCTTAACACAACATCGGATGAGGTTAATGTCAAAACCAAAAACTTAAACGTATGGTGCGATTCCGAAACGGTATGGATACCGGATGATTATATACTATCGTCCACAGGAAAAGTAAGTCTTAAAGATTACAAAGAAAAGGAAACCTACGTAGGAATAGACTTATCCTCTACGTCTGACTTAACGGCCGTGGCTTATCTCATACCTATGGAATATAAATACTATTTCAAAATAAAATACTATCTCCCAGAGGCGGCACTAAAAGAAAAACGATTCTCTCAACTGTATGGAGAATGGAGACGCCGGAAGCTTATTACGATAACACCAGGTAATGTTACCGATTACGACTACATACTCAACGATTTAATGGAGCAAGATTCCAACCTGTACATTATGTCGGTTGGTTACGACCAATGGAACGCAACGCAATTTGTAATCAATGCCACGGATAAAGGGTTGCCAATGATCCCAATCAGTCAATCTATAGGAAATTTCAATAAGCCAACAAAGGAGATGGAGCGGCTTATTTTATCCGGGAAAGTTGTTTTTGATAACAACGAAATTACAAGGCACTGTTTTAAGAATGTCGTTATCGCTAGAGACAAAAACGGAAATGTAAAGCCGTCAAAGCAATTTGAAGAAAAGAAAATAGACGGAATAGTAGCAGCTTTAACAGCGTTAGAGGCTTATTTAGAATCACCTCGTTATATTTCTATTTTATAGTCCCGCCAAAGATACGGTTAATAATAAAGATTAATCGTATGAAGAAAATATTCGGCTACGAAATACGAAAAGCGGATAAGAAGGAAATAAATTCCATTCCAATGATGTCAAGCGGAACAGGAGTATTCCTCCAGTCAACGGCTTATCCCATGCTGTTATCTACTGTTTATAGATGCGTTGATGTGATTAGTGATGCAGTCGCTACGCTACCTTGTGAAACATATAAGATAGACAAAGATGGCTTTAAATCTCAATTTAAGGACCATCCGGTATATGATTTGATGAACGAGGAGCCAAACGAATTTATGACACGTTTCACTTTCTTTAAGACAATCGTACAAAGCGTGTTACTCAAAGGCAACGGTTATGGATACATCGAAAGGGATATCAATCTTAGGGCTGTACAAGTAGTGTATATCCCAGCGACAAACGTAACTATACAGTGGGTAGTAGACGGCAAAGGAATACCACGAATGCGGTATAATATAACAGGATTCAAGGAACTTGTAGAGCCTAGGGATATGATTCATATCCTAAACTTTAGTTACGATGGTGTGATAGGTGTATCAACGTTAACCCATGCGGCTCAAACGATAGGTATCGCAACGGATTCAGAAGCCTACGCCAAGGGTTTTTTTAGAGGAGGTGGGGCCGCCGCCGGTATATTATCATTTGAGGGGAAATTAACGAAGACGCAAAGGGAACAGGCATACGCAGAATGGGAAGCTAGAACAAATCCCGTGACTGGGAAACCAAACGGAATCGTGATTATAGAGGGAGGGAGTACTAAGTATGCCCCGATAACTATTAACCCAAAGGACGCCCAGATGATAGAATCGCGAAAGTTCAACGTGGAGGATATTTGTAGATTCTTCTCTGTATCGCCGGTTAAGGCATTCGATCTATCAGCAGCGCACTATTCCACAGTTGAGGCTACACAGCTGGCTTTCTTGACTGATACAGTGGCCCCGATGATAACGAAGATTGAGTTAGAGTTACAAAGAAAACTATTTTTGCCGTCCGAACGGAAAACAACAAAGATAGAATTTAATACAAACGAATTTCTTCGTGCGGATAAAGCCGCGCAGGCTACGTATTACAAGCAAATGTTCTATGTCGGAGGTATAACCCAGAACGAAATAAGAAAAGGTAATAATTTGCCGCGCGTAGAGGGAGGGGATGAAACGTATATCCCCGGAAATATGCAGACTATAGCATCCGCAAAAGCAGCATCCGCCAAAGAAAAGGTTAATAGTAAAGCGAAATAATATGGAGAAGAAAACAAAAGAGGTGGAAACCTTACAGGAATGGGCGGAAAAACAAAAGATTATTCTGTCTAAGATGAAGAAAGAAGCATCTGCTTACATCAAGAAGGAGATGAAATCACCGGAGAGTGTAGAGCAGGCAAACGATTTGCTTGTGGCTAACAAATTCATCACAAGGGCTTTGTTCAATATCGACTTAATAACGAAATAAGATGGAAATCAAAGGTACGGAAATAAGAAATGTGCAATATAGGGTTAAGGCTGATTCTGAAAAAAGAACAGTGGAGGGATATGCGGCCCTATTCAACGTAGTTGCAGATGGGTTATGGTTTGGATCGGAGACGATAGAGCCGGGAGCTTTTGATGGCGTACTCGAAAAATCGGACGTACTAGCATTACTCAACCACGATTTGAACAGGGGCGTACTTGCTAGATGGAAGATGAAAGAGATATCTCTTAGATTGGAGGTTGACGAAAAAGGTCTTAAATATTCGTTTGAGGCTCCAAATACAGCATTAGGAGATGAACTACTGGAGAACGTACGAAGAGGAGAGGTAGATTCCAGCTCGTTTGCGTTTCTGGTTGAAAAAGATACGTGGGAAGAAGTAGGGGATGATGTGTGGAAAAGAACTATACAGAAGTTCAAAGAGATTAAGGATGTATCTCCGGTATATAATGCCGCGTATGAAGAGACGTCTGTATATCTACGCGGAAAAGAACAAACGAACGCTATTATAGCAGAGGAAAAGCGTAAGATAGCGGAAGCTAAAGAGCAAAAGAGAAAAGGTGAGCTTGATGCTCAATACATAGAAATAGAAAAACGTTTTAATTTAAATTAAAAGATCATGTCAAAAGAAAAATCAACTACAGAATTGAGAGATGAGCAAACTCAACTCACTGTAAGAGGAAAAGAAATCGTTGCTCTGGCGAAGACAGAGAGTAGGGGCTTGAGGCCGGACGAGGTGACGGAATTGGAAAGAAACCAATTGCGTCAACAGGAAATCAATATCGAATTGGCGGAATTGAGGGCTTTGGACATTCGGAAAAGCGAAGCACAACCTACAAACAAATTCTCGCTAAGAAAAGCGATGTTGGAATTAGCGGATGGGGGTAATTATTCCGAAGAATCACGCAAAATGATCGCGATGGGAGAGGCATCATTCAATGGATCGGGAGTATCAAAACGTAATGGAAGGTCGTTGCTAATCCCTGTAGAACAGCGGGCGGAAATAACAGCTACGGGAGTAGCCGGGACAGGGTCTGATTTGATAGATACCCAGTTTATGGATATCCTTAAGCCGTTACGCGATCGGCTGGTACTGGCACAGGCTGGAGCTACAGTCATTCCGGGATTGGTCGGAAATATTGATATCCCTTCATATTCTGGAAGTTCGGCCGCGTGGGCTGGGGAGAATGATGCAGCGGCAGACGGAGCAGGTGTATTCTCGCATAAAACGATGAAACCAAAACGTCTTACTTCTAAAATTTATGTCTCCAGGCAACTATTGATTCAGGATTCTCTAGCAGTTGAGAATTTGCTTCGCGCAGACTTATTAAACGCAATAGCTTCCAAGTTGGAAGCTACAATATTAGGAGGAGCCGCACATGTGGATGAGGCACCGGACGGATTATTTACAGGATTTGCGGGTGAAGCTGTTAGTATGAATTGGGATAATATAGTGGGGTTGGAAACGGAAATAGACCTCGCTAACGCATTAATGCAAAACAGCGGATATATCATGCATACCTCAATCAGGGGTAAGGCAAAAACCACAGTTAAAAAGACGGGTGAAGCTCTTGGATTCATCCTTGATCCTGATGGTACAATGAATGGATACAAAGCCTTACGCACCAACGCGATGTATAATGTGGCAGCCGCTGATCCAGACCCCGCAAAATACGGAGTTATCTTTGGAAATTGGGCTGACTTACTGATTGGGCAATGGGGAGCTATCGATTTAACAATCGATCCTTATACTAGAGCAGAGGAAGCAATGGTTAAAATCATTGTTAATTCTTACTGGGATGCGGCACCGCGTAGAAATGCATCATTTGCAAAAGCGCTAATGTCATGAGCTATGTAGATTTGGCAACGGTTAAGGCTCACCTGAATATAGATTCTTCTTATGAAGGTGATGATACCTATCTTAATGGATTGATTGAGGTAGCAGAGCAAGCCGTGGCTAATGATATACGTGTATCTCTGGATACGCTGAAAGATACGGAGTCGGGAAAAATTCCGGCTCCGCTTCGGCAGGCGATCTTATTATTCATTGGGCAATGCTACGCAAACAGGGAGCCAGTTGCTTTCGCCGCACCGGCAAGTTTACCGTTGAGCTATAATTACTTATTAGACCAATACAGAAATTATTCAGGATGAGAGCAGGTT